GCTATTGTAAAAGTCAGCAATGATTGATTTACCACCTGTGAAAGCGGTTATTAAATCATCCACTGCGAGATACAAAGCAACAATACCTCCTACAACTAATGCAACTGGATTGGCAAGCATCGCAGCGTTCAAGCCTAATGTTGCAACCTTCATAGCCAAAAACGCCGCAGAAGCTACTGCAAGCACTGGCAACATGCGGTTAAATGACTGTAGCAATATGCCGCCCCATTTTATTGCTGATTTAACACCGTCAATAATCCAGTCCTTATTCTTAGTCAAAAGTTCGGTAAACGCATCCGCCATATTGCCCATTTCGGGTGCGACACCAACGGCAATCAACTGGCTAAATGAATTAAGACTGAACCACATTGAATCGACCGATTTAGTGTAATCCTTCGCCGAATCTGTTTGTTTTTCATTCAGAACGCCAAGCTCTCTTGCTCGGTCGCGCAGGTTCGAAAGCTCGCTCCCCGTTTTGTTAAGCATTTGCAATAGGCTGGTGTCAATGCCTAATGCCGATGCAAAGCTTGATTGTTCAGCCATGCTAAGATGAAGCGATTTGAAGCGATTGCTTACTTCAAGCAAAACTTTATCAGCCGATTTAACATGCCCACTCGCATCGCGAACTGAAATGCCAAGACGTGAAAAATCATCGCTACCATGCTGTGCAGCTTGCCCAATGGTTTCAGCCAACCCTTTAATGCTCGCAGACATTGCGCCCGCACTTGACTGTGACTGCTCTGCTGCGAAAGACAGCTCTTGAATAGCTGCGACAGACACCCCAGTTTGATTGCTTAATGCGCTTAATGAATCTACGCCTTTAAGCACGCCATCAGCCCAAAATGCAAAAGCCCCAGCCGCAGCGTTCATTCCTGCAATCATTCCGCCGAGTAATTTGATAGAGCTTCCAAGCGTCTGATTGTAATCAGTAAGGGGCGCACTAGAGCCTTTGAAACTAAACTTCGTGACTAAATCATTTACTACAGTCGCCATCCGTCACCCCTTTTGCTGATAATAATATGCTTCCAAGTCCGACTGGATTGATTCAAACTCAACAACATCAAGAAATCTATCGCTATCCCACCGCTCAATCTCATCAAGTGAACCATACCCTTTTTTTACCATCTGAAACATGGTCGCATTATCGTCCGATACATTAGTGAAGGCGACAAAATCGCCGCCCTCACGTTTTACAGCTACCCTTAGGCGGTATCGCGCCCTCGAATAAAAGGGAATGAAATCACCGCCAATGCAGTACCGATGAATGGTAAGTAATCATCAGGGTATTCATCCCAATGTTCAGTGCCGAGCCGTGATAACAATGAATCATCAAACGTCACCGCATCATTGATAGCGGCTTCTACACCTTCAAAGCTTGAATAATCAAGAAACGAGAAATCATTGGCTTTCAGCTGCGATGTGATGCTTGAATAAAAAGCAAACACCTTTCGCCGCTTCTTGTGCTGCATCTTTGTGAACTTGTATTCACGCCCATTGATTTCGGCACACCCATCCTCATAGATGCGCTTAATCATGTCCTTGGCTTGGCTCAAGTCAGACATTATAAGCTCCTGAATGCGTTGCGGAATCGGATTGTGTATTCCATCAGAGCATTGCCATCGGTGTTGTTCTTAACATTTGCAGGCTGGGCAGTGATAGAGCCATTTTCAAGCGTGTATGTTTCAGCCGCCGCTTGCCCATCGCGTGTAAAGTCTTCTTTCACAGAGCCATTGAACACCGTGATTGGTACTTGATTCTTGGCACTGTTAAGAAATACATCCGAGCCGCTATGCTTCTGCACGCGAAGAACCAAATCATGCACGCCGCTATCATTGCGCCCATTGATATTGACGCTTCCGTTTGCGCCGTTCACTTGCGATGTTAAAGGGTTTGCAGGGTTCAGTTCGACAACATCCCCCTCCCCAAAATCAGTGATTGCAAAACCATTAAGCACAACCGATGTGCTATCTGCTTGCATTGTAATGACTGCCATATCTTACTCCTTAGATGTTAAAGTTGATAATGATGTCAACTGAATGAATAGCACCTGCATTTTTAACCGCAGCTTGAAGAACTGGAGATTGTCGCGCTTGGCGTGCTGATTGCGGTTGTGCTGCCAAGTCTCCTGCAATCCAATAAAAGCCTTTCTCCGAAATGTTGCGGTCAAAGGTTGCTTTGTCGCCAAAATAATCAGGGCTTGACCAGATACCAGGGGCGAAAACTCCTGCACGAACGAATCCGCGAGTCGTCTTATCCGCTTGGTCGAGCAACTGATTCACACCTTTTTGAGTTTGTGGAATCTTTGTCGCAGTGCCTTTCAATAAGTTGTACATGTCGGTTTGCACCGCATCAATGAAAGCAATGATGTTGTATCGATTGTCTTGAAAATCATTTGCGCCGCTTGTCAAAATTGCAGGCGTGTTCTTGATGGTGGTGTACAAATCAAGCCCAACTGTTTTTGCGTTTGTGACTTCCGTTTGCGTGTATGATTCAGCGGCAATTGGCAATGTTTTCAAGTGCATTGTCAAAGCCGAGTTTTCAGCGTTAAAATTTGCTGTATGGGCGCGTGCCATATATGCAGTGGCAAATGTACGGTTGCCAGCTTTACTGAACAACATGCGGTAGTTTGTAAGACTTGAGAGCTTGATGTCCCAAACAACATTTGCAGGGTCAACTAGCAAATTTGTTGGCGCACTGAAAACGTCATACATCAACACACTGTTTGCTTGCCCCCAAACTGCCAAGTCTTTTGATTCAATATCAGTTGGGTTGTCAATGAACACTGCGCCCTTGATGTTTACCAAAGCTTTCAAAGCAGAAATGGCTGCCACCTTTGTTTCGACTGGCAACACGGCTGCTACTGCTCCCTGCGTTACCGATGCGCCAGTGCCAACGCCAAGCCCGATGATGTTGCCGATGTACGTTCCGAGACCATTATCAACTGCCAATGCGAGAGTGCTTGTTGCACCTGTTGTCGCACTCGTAACAATGATTTCATTGTTTGCTGATAGCGATGCCACCGCACCAATGATGCCTGTCACTGGCGTGTTCAAGACTGTAACGACATCAGCAAGGCTTGTGACAGTGCGTAAATCCAATGCTGAAATCGTTACTGTTGTACCATCGACCACAATATCCATTGAGCCGTTTGTGATTGCCTGTAACTGGCTAACAACGGTCGCTTGAGATAATTGAGCACCTTTCAATACAGCCGAGGTTGCTGCTACATTTTCAGCCGCACCGCGCCAATATCCAGCTACAAAATAACCACCTGCATTGACTGGATTTGGCTGTGTCCCAAAGAACGCGGATGCATGTGCATAAATTGCAGACGATGTGCCAAAGTCTTTCGCTACAGAACCGACATCTTTATAAAGAGCATAGCGGTTCGCAGAGTTCACACTTCCTGTTTGCTGACTGGTCATAACTGCGCAAACATTCATGTTATCGCGTGCCGCAAGCAATCCCTGTGGCAAGAACGACACGTTCACAATGTTATTGATATTAGTTGGCATACTGTATGCCCTCCTCGTTTCGTACTTCAATCTTAGCTGTGTCAATTCTCAATACTGGCTCGGTTGCTGATATTGAAATTGAAGCTGTTAGCTCAAGCTGCATACGCTCACCATACTGTTGCCCTGTCAAAGCTTTGACATCTGTAATCCCAGTGGTTTGGTACAATGCGATGTTGTTCAATGCTTTCAGTTCAAGTGCTTTTTGTGAGTTTAAAAGCAAGGCTATCGAAGTCGCGTTACTGTATGCGTTCACTCCATAGCAATCAACAGTGACGCGCCCAGTCTGCAAAACATCATACGTCATTATTTCATTCACATCATCAAATCGACTGCCCGATGCAACCCTTTGCATAGCTGCCAAACCATCAATCACGATGTAATCCATTTCAAGCTGTGCGCGTGCAAAGTTTTGTCGACCAATGCGAATTAGCTGCTCATCGTAACCAAGCAGGTCACGAATCACTATTGCGGTTCGCTTTAAAGCCTCATTCACAGCAACGCCTTCTTCGTTTGTTCTGCAATGGCTTCCGTAAATCCAAACGACTGATAGTCACCATCGTCAATTATCTTGTAATCCTCGCCATTCACTTCCACAAACTCGCCAACAAATAGGGGGGCACTTGCATGAACAATGATATACCGAAGCGAAAAGTCGATATTGAGTGCGCTCAAATGCTCTTTCTGCGCTGGCTGAACTACCGCTTCAACTGTGCGCGGTGTCACCGTATCTGATTCGATAAAGTTGACCGTGCTTTTAGTTACAGTCTTGACGATGATAGGCTTAGTCCATGATGCCAAGGCATTGGCGACGTTAGGAAGCATTGCGTACCGCCGATGTTATCGAACCTCTAAGTGTTCCTGTATCAATCAATACTTGAGTTGAACCTTTTTCTTGCTTAGTTTTTTCTGAAATATCCTGCCAGTTGCCGTAACCTTTTGTTGTGAATGCACCACGGCTATAATTCACTGCAACAACCCCGATTTGACCAAGGGCGACTTTTGGTGACTTTCCAAGTGCCACTGCCTCGAATTGCTTGGCAATCACCTTGTTTATTTCTTTTCGCTTCACGATAAATGGAACTCTCAAGAATGAGCGTTGTGGGATGTTACCCATGCCAAATTCATGCGTTGCGCCCACTGAAAGAATTGTTTCGCCATTACCGTAAACTTTGCTGCCAACCTTGTCGGATGGCAATCCAACATCAACCGATGCTTTAACGACAATCATCATTGCCTTTGCCATTTCCTCGGTTGTTTTCAGGAAGTCTTGTGGTGTCATGCCGCCACGGCCCCGAATTGGTGTGCAGTAAGTAGCAAGAACCGCTGCCCATATTTAGTAGAGCTGAAAAAATCAGATAGCGTTCCAGTCTGGGATGGTTGTGCATAGCTAACAGATATACTTCCAACCGATTTGCTTTGTTCGTTTTGAACTGCCGCCGCACCTGCGCTAATCTCAAGCGTTATCAGGTGGGCGACCAAGTTCAACACCGCTTCTTTGTTGATGTCGTATGGCTTGTTGTAATATGAAGACCATACTGGCTCAACGACTGGCATGTAAGTCCCTACGTCAACAGGATTGAACGCAGGAAATCTCGCCTTGAAGTCGGTGAGAAGCGACATTTACTTGCCGCGTTCCAAAACGCCAAGCTCAACGGCTCGGTCAATCTTGGTCATTAAAGATTCATCTTCTTTATCCTTTGCGGTCAACTTGTAAATATCACCAACGGCAATCTCAACGTGGTTAATCACACGCATATTCTTAGACACGTTTTTCAACTCATCTTTCGTAAGCTTTTTATCTTCTGCCATGTTTTATCTCCTTAATTAAATTGCGCGGCAACATCAGCTACCGCGCTTTTACTTACAATCCAGTTAAAATGTAACCAGCGGTATCATCCAAGACATCAAGACCTGCGACGCGATACTTGCTGTCAATCTTGAAGTCGAAAGAGCCTTGGCGGATAATTTCACCAACTGTCAAAGGAACAGGGATGCGCATCTTCATTGCTTCACTGCTTGTTGAATATGCAACTGTATGAGATACACCAACACCACCTGCATTATCTGCACGAAATGTTGAACGGAAAGAAACGTTGGGGAAGTTCGCTTTCAAGGCTTGCAATACAGACGATGCGCCATTGGCTGTATTCAAGATTGTCACTGCCAATTTGTTCAACACATAGCTAGGCATGTCGACTTTATCAGCCATGTATTCGGTCGTATTATTCACAGCGTTATGCTGTGCAATGACCAAGTTGGCAATATCATCGTACATCTGCTGCGGAGTAAGCACTCCGATTGCACCAGTTGATACAGATGATGGGAACCCAGCATGGTTCAATAACCCAGTGGGGATGCCGCCGGTTGGCAAGCCTAAGTAGCCAATTTGGTCAACTTCGCGAAGATAAATCTTATTGTGAGCTGATACATATTGAGAAACCAAGTTGATATTCTGCAACGCCGCTTCTTTCACTTCTGAATCAGTCCAAAGTGAAGATGCTTTGCGTTCAATCACTTGTAATAGCGATGTTTCGCCAGCCATTGAGATTTTACCATCGTTTGATGTTGAATCACCCGAAGTCGTAAAGCCGCCCAACCCTTGAGTGCGCATTGATTGAATAACACGAGCATACCCACCCGAATTATCAGCATCAATACCTGAATTTACAAAACTCAATTCAGGATATTTCTTCTCAAAGATTTGAGGGTCAACAGCCGTCAAGTTACGATTTAATACAGAACCTGCGAAGGCATCTTTAAATGCTTGTGGAGTGCCAGTTGTTGCCAACTGCTGAAAGCTTTCTAAGCCGTATAATTGTCCGATTTTCATATCGTCTCCTTACTTCAATCGAACAAGCCAAACACCTGGCTTGATTTCGTTAATAAATTCTGCGCCAGTGGCGATGTTACCAGTTGCGATGTTTGTCGCTTGACCGCCAGTTGCAAGCACGTTGGATGCATATACAGGCTGGAATTGAACAGGAACAACACCTGCCATTACTTGCACTGTAACCAAGCCTTGACGCATGTATTCAACTTGCTGATAAATAGTGTTATCAACAACGCCGCCTGACTCGATGGGTGCAGATACATTGCGCAATACCACACCTGCGATGGTTGGTGTTGCTGTGCCATCCATATTGGCAATTGAACCAGCTTTTAATTGTGCGAACACACCGATTTTCAGTAAGTTCTGAAATACAGTTGTTGTCAGGATTGTTTGGGTTGAACCCGAACGTTCGCCTGCACCTTGTAGTTGTGGGTCAAGTAATGCCCCAGTTGGGAATGCCATATTAAATCTCCTTATCAGCTAACTTATCAAATCCGCTTCCTGCACCTTTGCCAGCGAAGTCTTGATAATTACTGACTGTTTTTTTCAACATTTTGAACGCGATAGGTAGCTCTGCATCTTCAAATTTAACATCGCTTTCAACAGCAAGTGCATCACGCATAATGTCATTAGTTGTTTTTCCAGTGAAAACATATTCAGCATCCAAAATGTGACGTGCTTTATCAATCACTTCACCGTGATGTTTCATTGCACTAGCTGCCACCACTTGCGCCTTGGCTGCCACCGCATCAGAAAATTTCTTTTCGTTTTTCTTGGCTTCATCGCCGTCGGGTTCTTTCACAACCGCACCTCCATCGTCTTTTACACCTTCACCTTCATTCGGAGTAAGTGGTTTTTCTTCGGGCATAACTGAACTGGATGCTTCGACAATCGCTTGTAAAGCAGGGATAAGCTCGCCTAGCTTGTCAACTGGTACTGACTTAATCGCTTCGGGTAGCGATGTCGCAAGCTCAACCACTTGCTGCAAGTTCAATGCACCGTCTGCATCAACGAATGCACCGTGTAATTTCCCTTTCTTCATAGTCTCTCCTTCTACTTTTTTATCTAAAAAACTGCATATCGAGCCGCAACGCCCACGGTCAACTGCTGCAAGATGATGCGGCATGATGTTTACTTGCTCAAAGTCATAGTCGCCTTCACCCATTACTAAATCGGCGGAATAACCAAGTGAAAGCTCACGCTTACCAGCTTCAACAATGCCTTTCATAGAATCACTAAGCTGTAATTTGTTCATGATTGCAATGGTTGTTTTTGTGGTGTGGTCGGTAAGGTCAACCATTTCTGCGCTTGCTACAGTTCCGCCTTCAGTGGGGGGGGATACGTCAAGCGATACATGTTCATCAGTAATAGGGATGCCTGCCATTTTCATAGCGGTGTTTGATATTGTGGCAGGCGAACGATAAACGCGGAACATCTTATCGGGTGGCGTCATACCAAGCTCAAACCCTGCGTATTCTAAGATGCCGTCTCGCACGCTCACAGCTGTTTTCTGCGTAGAATCAAAGACAACAGCGTCTCGGAATCGACCGTGATATGCGATATTCTTATTTTTCATATCGGCAAGCGTTAATGCTAAAATATCGGTTGTCAAGCATTATCTTCGGGGATTATATATTCCGCATAGCATCGGCATTGATAGTCGATACCTGGAATAATCGTTTTTCTATCGGTCGAAGAATAAAGCCCTTTGCTTATGTCGAACTCTTTGCCATCTCTGACAACGTGAGAATGCCGAACTCGTTCATCTTCTGACGTGCGCCATATCGCAGTGGTGATGCCAAGGTTCTGCGCCCTTATTTTCCCTGTGACTGCATTGAAGTTTGAAATCTGATTGCGTGCTGTGAACTTCGCATGGTTCTTCCGCTTCTCCGCCATTGCTGATAGACCGCTCATAAGTGATTCAAGCGAACCACCTATAGCCATTTCGCGTAACGTGTTTGATGTGTACTCGGAGATGGTATCATCGCGCAGCTTCTTTACCCACTGGGCTGTCTCCATGCGTAGGGCGTTGATATTGGCTTTCAATCCTTCCGTAGCCACCAACTCTTTACTCGGTATGCCAATGCGGCGTTCAACAATCGTGTAAAGCTCTTTCTGATTGCGTGCATCAACCTTGTTCAGTATTTTGGAAACCATCTTATCAATGGTGTCATCGTCAAACTGGCGTAACAATCGGCGGTTTGTTTGCTTAGCAAGCTTGGTCAATATCACAGCAAAGTTGCCAACCTGTGCGTCTGAAAACTTGGCAACGGTTGATTTATGCAGCTTCTTAATCACATTATTTTTGAACCGAGTTGTTATCTCTGCCACCATGAATGCAATCATGCGCTCCATTTCACGCGTTTGGGCTTTCGGCGCATTGGGCGACTTGATAGTCGCACCACTGTCTGAGGTTATTTCACGCTTCGCCATCGTTGAATACCTTTTTGAAATCATCAGGAGCAATCACGGCTTTTTCTTCAAGATATAACCCATAATCCTCACCCATTTGGGCAAGCTTGACCGCGTTATCAATCGCTTTTGTTTCAAAGTCAATGCGGTCGTTGGCTGTCTCGCCTTGATTCTCTTTGAAAGATACATCGCCTTTACCGAGCTTTCGCATCAGCTCATTTATCGGCGGTAACAGATAGTCATCTTGAATAATGTCTATCGCGTCTTGGAACGATGCACGCTCACTATCACCCGAACTGTTCAATCCCTTCACGTTCTCGCCAACAAGCATGGACAATGGGATGCTTGTCACCATTGCCAACCGCCGAAGTGTAATCATATCTGCATCAGCAAGATTGTTAATACTTTGAGATACAACTTCAAGCTCATCTTCTTTGTCAATCAGTCCAGCAGTAAAGATACCTCGCACATCTTCCATCTTGGAAAAATACGCCAC